TTGTCGGTGCGACGACTGCCTTAGTTCCGGCTGCGATTGTTGTTCCAGCGGTCCTAGGGGGAGTGACGGCTGCGACTGTCTCTGCGATAACTGCGGCTCCCGCACAGGCGTCTGAGATCAATGCGGATACTGTTGTTCAAGAAGCCCCGGCAAACTTCTTTGATTTGCTGGGATCACTGGTGGAGGTTGGCGGATGGCTGTTGATACTAATTTTTGTGGCTCCGATGTTGTTGGGGTGGCTGCTACCCGGCCCGCTGACAACCCACGGAAAAAAGAAAAAGGCCCGAAAAAGATAGTAGCCGTTTCTTGGATAGACTCCTACACAGATGGGGGGTGGGCGGAGTACGACCCAGAGGAGGTGGAAACCACCACCTATGGCATTCTTGTGGATGAGAACGAGAAGTGGACGACCTTAGCGATGACGGAGGAGAAGGGGTACTGGGGGAACCTCTGGTACATACCAACGAAGAACGTCATCAAGATTAGGGTTATCGAAGACTCCGCTGAGTGATAGCCCTTATCCCATTATAATAACCTTCCCCATCTAAGCCTTCTAGCATAATAACCCCACGCCACCACTGGTATTCAGTATCCTGACACCAAGACTCAGTGTACTTAGGGTGTGAGTAGCATCCAGCAGACAGTCCGAATATCTTCTGTCCATCCGGTCGAGTCTGTTCGGAGTGATTGAATAGGTGTGAGTGCCCTTGCACAGCAGAGCAGTGGAGTTTTGTTACTAAGGCGTGTCCTATATGCACAGAACTGATGGGCCTTCCCGCTACACCTGAAGTGAAGTAGTGGCTGAAGGATATCCCCTCGATAACCACACTCCTCTTGAAAGGAGTTACCTCCCAACCAAACTCCTCGTACTTCAGATCACCTAGTCCAATAGCACCGTCTAACTCAGGCGTAGTGTTCACCACACGGACTATCCTATCCTCATGGTTCCCCATACACATGTGTAGCTTAGGTTTGTAGCCCCTTACCTTACGTATAGGTGCAAACAGCTTCTTCTGTGCGTCTATAGCTGCGGACACATCCTTCTTGTACCTCCTGCCCTCGAAACCCTTTGTCCCCCTGTCATAGGAGGACAGGCTAGGCATATCTGCCATGTCCCCTATGCACACTACGATTTGAGGCTTCTCCCGCGCTATGAACTTCCCTAGCGTGGTGAAACGACTGTTGTCGTAGTCGGGGTGAGCATGCGGGTCACCTATTACTAATAGGTCCAAATTTTCTTCCCGGCTAAAATAATAGAATTAGAAGGAATATGATACCGCCAGCTACAAGTAGCGTCATTACTGTATTATCGGAACGACGTTGGTCTTGGCAGCAGGGTTTATCTCAGGGTCCATAAAGTCCCTGTACGTCTCCCATAGGGCATGCTCGTTGATGGTCCGCGCCTTTGATATAGCCTCATCTATCGCCTCTCTTATGTCAGGCATCATATGAGGGTGGTTATCTAAGGTCATCTCCATGAGAGACATGGAGGACGCTAGGTGGAACATCATCATGCTTATCATGTCATCTGTGGTCATTAAGATCGATTCTCCAACGTCTTCAGCCTTCTGTACCCATCCAAGAACCCAAGAAACGCGAGGAAGTTCTCGTTGAGTTCCTTGGAAGAACCCACCTCAAAATCCCCAGTCTTCTTGTCAAACCTCAGGATGAAGGATTTGTCTATCTCCTTGCCCCTGATGTCCTCTATAGCCTTGGCATAGGCTGCACACTGTAGGTGATAGGGCGCGTATATAGCCCCAGAAGTCTTGAAGTCTATCACACAGTACTCACCGTTGACAGTAGCCGTAGCGTCCACAGTGCCTGCGTACTTATGGCCTCTGTGGTACACCTTCTCCTCTACTGTATGCCACTCTACCTCGTTAACCTTTATCCACTCCCTGAATGCGTTTATGGAGTTCATGGCCTGCTCGTTCTGTGGCATGGGAGGTATGTCCCCCTTACCCAGCTTCCATAGGATGGCCTCTTCACACCACTTGTGTACAGCCATGCCTATGTCCAGAGCATCCTTGGACTTCTTCCGATAAGCACCCTTGATACCCTTCACCATATCCTTGATGGACAGTTCTGCATTTGAGAATGACTCGCAGTTATCCTCAAACCACTCAGCGCCCATCTTAACCGCCCAAGGCATCAGGGCAGGCTTGGCTATGGAGTCAAGTATGGTGGTCACAGAGGGGGCATAGTTACCCCCTACCGTGTAGTAGTGCTTCTTCTCGTCGAAGTCTAGTTCAACGTCTTCCCCATCGTGGTATTGTATAAGCATCAGAACGGTACTTCACCCTTTTTTGTCGCCATAGGTGCTGCGCTAGGCTGGTCAAACCGCTTAGCGTTGTCCTGTGGTTCAGAGAGTTTGATGCTCATGTACTCAACCCCCTTTTTGGAGGTGTTCTTCCAAGCTGCTGCTCGTACCTCTTCGCCCTTGACTAGGCCTTTACCTGTCATCAGGGGCTGCTTTTCAGTCTCCCTGCGCTCATTCATAAACAGAACTATCGTGTCATCCTGTGGTTCAAATGCTGCCATCTTGCGTCCCTCGCGTCGTTGTTGGTGAATTAACTCTTCCTGATGCGCCCAGCCTTCTGCTTGAGCGTAATCATCTAGCCATACCTGATGCTCTTCCTCTGTCTGAGGCGAGTATACGTCCTCAGCACTCATTAAACAACCCCGGCTCTGCTGTTTGCCTGCATTGTCCGCCATACCTCTATCCTTGCCTCTGCTGTGGTGAAATGGTGTTTCAACTCTACCTCTTCCTCTGTAGCTACCTTCAGACCCTCTATAACCTTACGGTAATCAGGGTGGGCGTATGCCCATGCCTCTTTAGCAGCCACAGTGTCCTCAGGTGACTGGGAAAACAGGATGGAGATTTGCACCTTCTTGAAGTCCTCTAGGTACTTCCGATTAGCCACTGATTGGGCCAGCTTGGACGAGTTCTCCATCATCCAGTGTAGCGCCCTCTCTACTGATTGCTCGTCAGTCATCGCCCTCTCTCCACATTGGCGTGAACCCTTGCATGATAGCCCAAGTATAGAGACTCACATACACCCCATCAGACAGGTACACCCCCTGACCGGGACAATACTCATCCCACTCCTGTGCCCTAGGTAGGAATACCGGTTTTTTCCCCATAAGTTTAAGCACCTTGTACTTAGAGTAGTGGAGAAACATAAGCCAAGCTGTTCTGGGATTCATACAGCTAGTCTCCACACAATGGCCTTTCTGCCAGTGCGGGTTTCTCGCTTCTCCCCACTGTCCTTGATCAAGCCATCTTGCACACCCTTTCGAATACGGCTGGAGACGCTCTGGTGCCTACCCTCAAGCCCCACCTCTATCTCATCACAGGTCGAGGGGGCGTCTTCAAGCCACCCTAGAACCCTACTGTATAGTGTGTCGTTAGCGCGATTCACGCTCTCGTAGGCTTCCCTACTGGTATCTTGGATGTTAGTCATCTAAGTCTTCCCCGAATAGTTTTCGTCGGTAGTTTAGTCTACCACAACTGAACGCCTTGTCTAGTGTTGTGAATATAAAACCGGCTTGGAAATCCAACACACTGCTGTCCCCACTATGCGCTGAGGCATGACACTCAAAGCACAGGGGCATCGTCAGGTAATCGTTGGCTTTCATCCCCATGCCACCCCCACCATGAGGAGAATATCTATGCTTTAGGTGGTGTGCTACGATAGTCTCATCCTCTAAACCACAGTTAGAGCAAGGTAAGGTAGCTACCCAGTTTAGGTAATCCCTACTCTTCCACCGCTTATGCTTAGGTATAGGCTTCACGCGATCAGGCCCACGGAGTTCTTCTGACCATTTGTTCATCACCTCCTCGAATCTAGATTTCGCAGGCATCCGCTGTACAGGCGAGTTCTTGACTGCTTGTGGTGTTGTCTTCTGCCTCTTGTACCAGCGCCCAGTCTATAGGCCTTATCTCAGAGGCTCGTTTATCGTACTCCTTAGCTGTTATCTCCTCATAGGGCGCAGCCATGTATGAGTGGTCACTGTCTGCCTTGGGCAGGAAACTGACTCCACTAAGCACATCGAAGTTATCGTAACACCAAGACCCCACCTTCAGCCACTCATCCTCAGCAATGTAGACGGTAATGCTTGGCTTATGCTCACACCAGTTTATGGCGAACTTCTTCCAGATTTCCAAGTGGGAGATAGCGTCTACCTTGTCCCGCGTGGTGGATGTTATGGGTGCTTTCATAGGGAACTCAAACACCAAGGCGTCTGGGTTATAGGGGTCGTCTATAACAGGGACATGTGCTGCTAACAGGGCAGCATTGAGAGGGTCTTTACGGTCCTGCCTAACCCTCCGGATGTAGTGCATGGCGTAGGATGGATGCATCCCAGACCCATGAACCCCAGTTAGCTGGCTCACAGTCCCTGAAGGCTTCACACAGGTTACTGCAACGGACTGTTCTATGCCTAACCTCTTGGCCCACTCTTTGTTAGTCTCTATCGCAACGTCTCTTAGTTGTTGCAATTGAGAAGCATTCGCATTTAGAATCTTGGGCGCATCGTATATTCCAGTTAAACTAACACCTAGAAGCCTCTCTTCCTCTGAGTTCTTCTTCCAAATAGGCCTAACGTACCTGAAATCCGTTAAAGTAGACTGGAAAGTACCTAAAATAGCAGCTAATTTGACAATCTCAGCTAGAGATTTTAGGTTCTCGTCCATAACTAGCACACACTCAGTAAGGTTGCATAGACCGGAGGGCCTAAGTACCACCTCACTGCAAGGATTTACTCCGAACTCATAGGACGAATCCCGTCTTTCAGGAGCCATTTCTTGCGCTGCCTTACGGTTGAAGATGCCACGCTCCCCGCTCTTGGACTCATAAAGAGCCGTCCACTCACGCATGAAGATGCCGATGTCTGGTCTTTCTGTGTAGCAGACAGAGTTGTTGGCTAAAGCCCTCTGACCATCTTCTAACCACCACTGACCCATCTTAGCCCGTTGCATGCGCTCATCAGTGAGGTTGCTCAGGCTTAACTCAGCAGCCCTTCGGACGCCACCAACTACCACAGCCTCTCCGTTGTAGCAGAGGAGATCATGGCACTCTATACTGCTTAGCTTTCTTCCAACAGCATTTCGGAATACTCTAATATACTGATTGAATAGCCTTTCTAGGGGGTCAGGTCCAGACGCTCGACCTCCAAAAACTTTAAGACGACTGCCTGCCACACGAATGCGACTGTAGTCTACCTTGGGTATCATTCCTTGGTAGAGCAGGCTGACCATTTCTCTCAAAGCAGTAGCCCAACCTATCTTGCTATCCCTGACCACTATTGTGGTGTCGGACTCATAGAAGGCTTCCGCTATCTCCGGCAGCTTGCCGATGTACTGCCTTTCAACAGAGAAACCGACCCCCGTACCGCACAAGAGGACGTAAAGATTCTCGTCGAACACCCTAACGTGGTCTACAGCCATGTAGCTACAGTTGTAGCCTGCCATGTTGTCCCGCTCTAATGCTCTTCCCGCAACCATGAGTGCCCTCATTGAGGGGACCACTCGCATCTTGAGCATTTCAGGCCTGATCTCTTCGGGGAACTTATGCCCTGTCGATGCCTCCATGAACCCAAGGTATCGGTCTACTGTCTCCGTCCATGTCTCCCTACGCCCCTCACTGTCGAGGTAACGAGCGTAGCGAGACTTGTGTATAAATGATTGGTAGTCGTTCATCAATCGCTATACTCACCTATAAATGTTGTGTGCTTCCACTTACCTTTCATCCCTTCGTAGCAACCGACATGAGTTTCCTCAGCTTGCTTGAAAGCCTCACAAGCCATCCTACTGGCGTCTTCCATATTAGCAAAGTGTAATCCACTCAAGCGCGCATACCCCGATGGTCCCCAATCTGTTGCCTCTGCGATAACTTCAGCCACGGCCCGGTGTTCGTTCCTAGCTGCGATAACCATGCCCTCTGCGTCCTTCGTCTTCTCAGCAGCGTTCTTCTTGCGATACATAATGTTCTCCTGTAGTAGTGGATGCCCCGTTGAGATTGGTAGCGATTACACGGGGCAACATAATCGCAATCCCACCACAGGGAGTTATTTGGTCCCGCCGTAGCTCTCGACATCTTCCTCAGGGTCACAAGGCACTATCAACTCTTCGTGGTAAGAGCCGTCTTCTTCCTGCCATGCCTTGTACTTCCGTTCAACCAGTTCCCGGCGAATTATTGTAGTAGGGTTATCCCTAGTACCAACCTCCCACACCCTAGGGGTCATACCCATGTTACCCTTGAAGGGCTGTAGTATCTCCTCGAATAGAGAGACTGGGTCAGTACGCGTGAAGTTTCTTGCCATACTATCTCCTTGTCAGTTTGATCAAGTCGTCAAAGTCAAGCAGAGCGTACACTCGAGAACTATTCTTCTCACCTATGGCAACAACAGGTGTCTGGTGAGGCTTAGACCCTTCCTTAGCTTGCTCATACCAGTCCTTCAGGTATTGACTCAACTTTGCCCGGTACTTGCATTCTATACCAAGAATCGGGTGCTGTACATCTAATTCGGTTTCTTTGTCAGCCACGCTTACTCGATGACCTCCGCATCTTTCCGCTACTCGCCTCTCGAACCGCTTCCAGTTTTTATCCACGGTAAGGCAAGTCCGGAGTTTGGCTGTAGTCCTGCCGATGTTTTTTCCATTCGCTCGACCTCATGCTCTCCCATTTGCGATACATCTGGCAGGTGTAGCCTGTCCTACAGAAGTCCTCATGCTCACAGCCATTGCATGGGGCGCTGCGCCCTTGGTCCAGGAAAGTGTTGTAGCTTTCCGCTGACATCCCAGTGCTTACAGTTCTGACCATTCGTCAGGATGATACCAGTTCCATCCCCTCTCGTCAATAAAGTGGATCACTAGCGGTGATATTTCGTTGGGGTCTGCTGCAAGATATCCCATCCTGCTGTCAGAGAGAATAACCACGGCAGTGACCTCCTCCCCAGTCTTCTTGTTCTTCAATGTAACCCTCTGTCCGCGTCTTCTCATGCGTCTAAGTCCTCGTCATCGAGCAGCAACTTCACTGCTTTCTGGTTCTGGGCAAGTAGGTTCATGCTTGCCTGATCCATCCACAGGTCAAGATCACACTCAGCCATGTCCCAGTGCCTTGCCTTAGACACGCTGAAGGTAACGTCGGGGTCATCAGGGTCATCGTTGTAGGTGCGTTGGACGAGGAGTACGTTGTCCACGCGGTCGGTTAGTTCGCCTGCCCCCCTGATTGAAAATCGGTCTAGCTTGTCACGTATTGAAAAGGACTTCCGCGCATGGGCAACCAGAATGATGTGGCATTCTAAGTCACGCACCATGTCAGCAATGCGACACACGACATCCTTCTGCGCGCTGTAGTCGTCATTCTTGATCCCTGAAATAGTCATCAGAGAGTCCACCATTATCAGATCAGTTCCAAAATGGTCTATGGAGTAACGAATACCCGCTTCGAGGGTGTCCATGTCCATTGAGCCTTCCTTGTCAAAGAAGTACAGCTTGTCCTTACACCACGCATTGAACAGTAGTCCAAAGTCGATGTCAGGAGTCATCGAGGTGGAGGATTGTCTCCAGAGTCTAATTAACTGAGAGCGTGGGGACATTTCGAGTGAGACTGAAAGCACCTTCGCGCCTTGGGTCATCGCTACCAACGCCATTTGGCCTAATACTAACGACTTGCCTGATGAGTTGATTCCTCCCAAGAGAGTGCATTCTCCAGCCCTCAGCCTGAACTTGTCTTCAAGGATGGGCCAAGGTAACTCGTACCCAGTCTTCTCGTCCCCAAGAATGTAGAAGTCCAGTACCTCTTTGGTGAACTCATTGGCTGCTCGAATAGAATGCTCTGATTCTATTCGCAGGTAGGGGGCTAAAAGTTCGGGGGTTAGGCTATCCATCAATCCTGTCCCGCTTCTCCAACTCAGTTCCGATGGAACCTAGGACAGTCCCTGCGTCTTCGAACTCCTCCAAGGCCATGAGCATAGACTCAGCTATGTCCAAGTACCCAAGGTAGGTGTCAGGTGCGTCCTCGATGATCCTCAGAAGATAGGCTACCTCGCTCTCAATCCTCCTTAGCGCTTGCTTTCCTCTTTTGTCTAGCGTCTCTGAAGACCCAGTAGTCAGAATCTTCGAGAGATAAGGCGTTCCCGTAGCTGTCACGTTTAACTCTCCCATGTGGTTTCCAGTACTGATCACCCCAAACATTCGAGGTGGCTTTAGGGTCAACGTACACATATTCCCAATTCACATGTGCATACCCTCGACCGCCAGAGTACTCTCTTGACTTACCTCTGTCAAGCGCTCTCTGGGGCTGGGAGGGTCTGGTGAAGCGCTGCATTACTTTCTCTAGTGGTATCCTAGGTTTATCCCTCAAACCGTCCTCACCGTGCATACCCTGAACATCAAGATATACCTTCCAACACTTGCCCAAGGCGATCTGCTTCTCGTAGTCAGTCACACCCAACCTATGAATGCTTTCTATGGCATCTGTTATCCTGTTCAAAAGGTTCTCTCGATCAAACCATCCAGTCTTCTTACGACTGGTCACAGCTTCCTTCTTGATATTACGCACAACAGTAATTATTTTCTCTAATCTCTCTTGTCTCCTTGACATCACTCCTCCTTGTATGCTTATAATGCTCATTCGAAACCGTCCCCCTAGTAATGGAGGGCAGTATTAGCATTTACTTATATTGGTTTACCTTATAAATCAATGACTTGTCTCTCAAACCTTAGTTATATAGAGACTGAAAATACAGAGAGTGGACTGTAGAAGAATTGGGATGGCAGAACCCGCAATCCACACAGACTGCTACTTGGTTAGGCGCTATGACAGGGGGCGCTACTAAAACGTGGGTTAAGTGATATCTGTACAATCCATGCTACTGCATGCCACGACAGTATAATCTAAGTACCATAGGTTTCACAAGACAGGCTGCATATCACTATGCCCTGTCAAAAAGACAGTTATGTCTGAATTAATATTGTCATTATTCGATCACAGTGGGGCATGGTCTAGACCTTATGAGGTTGCTGGCTATGATGTTGTTAGAATTGACCTGTCTAGTGGTCTGGATGTACGCTGGTTTAAGAAGATTCCGTCTGTTCGGGGCATATTATCAGCACCACCCTGTGGTGTGTTCGCCGGTTCAGGCGCACAGTACTGGAAAGACAAGGACCGTGACGGTAGGACTTTGGATGGACTTGCTTTAGTAGACGCGACTTTACGCATCATTATGGTGCATTCCCCTAAATGGTGGGCTTTAGAGAACCCCATAGGGCGACTTAGTCGATGGATTGGAAAGCCAGCTTTGGTATTCCATCCTTATGAGTACGGTGATCCATACAAGAAAAGAACCTGTCTGTGGGGAGACTTCACAGTTCCCATTAGGAACGTAGTGGAGCCTATAAGTACCTACTCTCAAGGTTCGTGGGTGCAGGGTATCGGTGGCACAACTAAGAACAGGGAGCAGAGACGCTCAGTTACTCCGGCAGGCTTTGCACAGGCCTTCTTCGAGGCTAACCCTTAATTTGAATTAACCGTCCTTATGAATAAACCGACATATAGAAGAGGAGTTGTAGCCGCTTATAGGGGCACAGCCAATCTTACGTCCTAATGAGGGAGTTGTAGACGTTATTGGAACGGAGTAGGGGAGTTGTAACCGCTTATAGGTAATCTTCTGTCCTCTTGAGGGAATGCACAGTAGTAGACGGTTATAGAACACACAGTGGACGGTAATGGAAGACACAGACCGCAAGCACAGGCGTGCAAAGCGCCGACAGAGGAATCTAGTTCAAAAGGATTCAAAGTTTCGGGGCTACAACCACGCTCCTGTGACTAAATACAATCGAAAAACAAATAAACGGGTTATTGACACGGATTTGAATAACACCGATAATTAGCGCACTCTAAACCACATGGGAGTGCAGCATGGCAGTACATGTTTCTGTTATGTCGGGAAAACTGAAAGGTATGCCCGCCATTAACACCAATACGTTGTCAAATAAGTTTTGCCAAATGATGGCGTTGTCTGGTAAGGCTAACGTGATCTGTTCGGGTGGTGGCGACAAACCCGACTGTTATTCGTGGCGTATGTTGACGGGCAGTAGAAAAAACTGTGTTGACAAGTTTCAACAGAACACCGTCACATTGTCTACAGACTACGTCGAATGGGACGTGTTGCCAGTGTTTAATGCGTTATGGGTAAGGTTGCACGGGCACGGTGAACTAGAAAACCTAATCCATATGGTTAACTTTCACAATATAGCGTTGAAAAACCCTAAAACTACGTTCGGTTTGTGGTCAAAACGGCGCGGTATTATCAGACAGTACCACGAAGCCTACACACAGCCGGACAATCTGATTCTGATTTACTCGAATCCGTTAACGGATATCGTGCGCGAATCAGTCCCACAGGGGTTCGATAAGGTGTTTAATGCTGTAAAGCACAGTAGCGATTTAGAGAATTGCACAGGCAAGGTTTGCACAGAGTGCCTTGACTGTTATCACAGGGACGGAAATTCAGTTATAGTAGAAAGGGTTAAGATTCGAAATTAAAAATATAACCAAATTCTAATATTCAAGAATGAGAATATTATAATTTACTTATATACTCGAATTATTATATTAGAATATTCTAATATTTGAAATCAAAAAAATGCCCGGACCATATTTCAGATCCGGGCAATCGGAGGATGCCAGTCTATTGCAGGGCGCCGACTGGCAGGCGCCTATGTGTTATGTGAAAAATAAAATTATCATCAAAATTGCTAGCCCAGTTATCAACCACGCCATTATGCGGCCAGACTCATCGCAATTGTGAACGCGCTATTGATTAGCTTGTCACGATTGCCACCCGGCATCATTTGACGCGTGTTGCGTTCTGTAACTGCAACAACGCCACCGCGATTCGACGACATGTGGTTAGCCCAAAATGTCACCGCGTGAAATGCCCTGTGCAGACCACGCCGTTCAACTTGCCCGTTACCTTGTCTCATGCAATCTTGTAACGCAGCCAGATCACGATTAAACGCAGCCCGGTGGGGTAACTCGCGTCCATCCTGGGCGCGCGCTGGAATGTCGTTTACTGTCTCAACCTTGCCACCGTAACGGGTGCCCGACTGAGTTAGTAAAACGCGTTCGAAGTAACGCGCAGCGTCCATCGTTGAAACATAATAATTCGCCATGCGTTCAGCCTGTTCAACAACGTGTCTGAAATTGAAATCCAGACTCGCTGCCAAATGCTCAACCACGCCGTCAATATCGACTGTACTTTTATGCGAGTAACGCAGGTCCGCTTTGGTTTTTGATAACCATGTTGAATATGCGTTAGCGCATGCTGGCAGCGCCGACTGTTGACCGATAATTAGCGAACCATCCAGACCATCGCGAACGTGTAGAAAATGTTCTACTGGTTCGTCGTTATATAGTCTGTCACGCTCTGTAACGCGTGCCACTGCGAAGACTGCCAGACCGTTATCAATCTGTCCTGCCCACTCGAAAACGATAGGCGTTCGTGATTGCAGCCCGGTGAAGATCGACGCAATGTCTGACGGTTGATGACCTTCAAATTTGTACTTGGGTGAGACTGTTCCGCGTGGCGTCCTGACTAGTGTCTGGGTGCCTGTACGGAGGTGTGTCGTCACCGGTGTACGAATGTGATGGCTAACATTTTGAACGCGTGGCGTGCCGGCAATATCAGACCAACTATTTGCATCCGATTCAACCAACATAATATCCGCCATCATTGAATTGATCTTGGCGTAAGTCTCAACGGTATCCCATTGAAAATTTCCAAACGCGTCCATCAATTCCGCGTGTAAGTCCCAGTGTCCCGGAACGTGTTGAGTACCTTGCAACCTATTCAGAAACGAGGTGTTGTGCCACCAATGCGTAAGCATTGTGTCATCGCGTAAAACTTGATTTGTAATCATTGAACTATTTCCTCCGCGCCTATTGATAAACGAAAACTGATCACCGGCGCGAACTAGTGATAGTTCCCGGTTTGTCTCGACGTTCGACTAGGGATCGAGTTATCCCGCTCAGTTACTGGGTCTGCTGCCGTATCGGTCGCATCGCCCTCTTTCGTGCCTTGCTATTCTTACCCCGGCGTAAAACTGAGAATCGCCGTCACTGACTAACTGGTATAGATGGCTACTCGAGCGGTCACGAAGACATACCAATTAACCCCGGAATGATAACGATTTATGGTTGACCTATCAATCACTGATTTACCTTAGTCGCTAGCATATCTATAGGGGGATAACAATAGATAAATAAGTTGACATTACTGCTCCGATGATATAGGGGTCACACACTATCCCCTTCAGCTATTCCCCCGAATGTCAACCTTTTATCATAACGATTACTTATGATTGCCATAAGAATCTAGATGCGAATGGTTCTCATTTGCACATGCGAATGCGAATGATTCTCATTCAGGACTCTGCGCGGATGCGAATGCGTCTCATTCTCGTTTGGGATGCGTCGGCCCCAGCAGCCGCCCCCCCACCCCCTTTTTAATTAAATTACTTCCGCGATATTGTACACACTCACCAGTAGGGGGGGTATAATATCCAAACAACTAACTAACTGATAATAAAGGATATATTATGGCTATGATGCCGAATGCCCCTCCGGGGGGACCACCGATGGATCAAATGGCAGCGCCACAAATGGGCATGGAACAGCCACAACAGGCTGGAGACACAGAGATGTTAGTTGCAGAACTAGCCCAGCATGCAGGTCGTGTACAGGAGATTATCGGAGAGTTGAATGCCCGTGGTGTAGATATTGATACCGCCTTAGCAGGCGCTCAGGAGCCTATGATGCCTGACCCTTTAGGGGGAGCAGGGTTACCCCCTGAAAATGGCTTAGGAGGCAATACAGGCCTTCCTCAAGGGTTACTGGGCGAGTTAGCGTGAGGACAGAGAAGCAAATGGCCTTTGTAGAGGCCTATTGCCAGACTGGAAACGCATCCAAGTCCGCCATTCAGGCAGGTTATTCTGAAGCTACGGCTAAACAGA